TCAGAACCTTTTTTAAAAGAAATCATATCTTCAGTAGTCCAGCCAGCATGAATTCCAATAACCTTATTCGATGATAGCAATTTTGCTTTCATGGTTTTAGCTAACCTTACCTGATCTATTCTAATAACATTATCTCCATCATCGATAAATTCGCAGCCTACCCACTCTATTTCCATTGTTTCGCCAGGTTTAAGCGTCACGACGGATCCTAAATCAGGATCTATTCGAGAAGCTTCTCGAAGCTCAGGATCATTTATCCACACATATAGAGATTCAGGACTATTAAATATAAAAAATTTTTTCCCTGACGCACCTTTATTAATGACTATTCTAATCTTTTTCAAAATATCTTGTCCTATAACAATAAACTACTAATCTTCTTATCGAAAGATACGTGTTTCTGAGCGTCTGACGTTCATTAAAAATATTAATTTTAAACTTACGTGGTTCTATAAGACTTAATAGTTCTTGTTTTTTTAAGAAGCTCGGGGTGAATATCATCTTCATATCGATTTCATATCGATTCTACAACAACTAAATGGATTTTAAATTACCCATGATTCTATTAATCAATTCTTCGTCGTCTGGACCGAATGCAGCACATAAAACTGAATCGTCTTCTGTAGACTTTGCATAAGAACCCGTGATTGAGTGAACGCTAATACCCAATAGTTTGGCTCGAAAAATTAAATCATCAATCGCTAATTGCGATTCAACGCCTAAGATGACAGGTTCACCGGAACCTTGAAGCCAAGCGACTTCTTCGTACGATAACTTAACGTATAATTCGTCTAATCTATCTGATTCGTTGTTCTCTGTTAAAAACTTTGTCGCTGCTTGTGAAGTTAGCGAAGCCACAGTTGCGCGTCTCAGCTTAAGATCTTTTCGCACAATAATAACTTGTTTTACATTTTTCATTTTTGAGCAAATTTAATACTATTTTTATTCAATTTAAAAAACTTGTATATCGTTATTGCTAATTAGTAATTCTTGTCGTAGCTCTTCCCTAACTTCCTCTAAAATCTTGCCTATTTTATTATCGCCTTCGCCATTATATACGCCCCAAAATCTATCATTAAACCTGTTATTCATAACTAACTTCATAACGCCTGTTTTTAATAATAAATCTCCTAAAAAAGGATTTTGAAACTTTTCTTTAATTAATACTTTCATAATATCGACCTTAATATCAGGCCAATCATTTTGCAATTGAAGACATCGTCCCATTTTTTTTGCCTCCAATGGTGTTGCAGCGTTTCTAATTATTTTCCTTAATTTATCATCGACTGTTTTGGCGGCCTGGTATGCATGTTCTACGGTCGGGTATAACATACCTTCGAAACGAATAGTTGATTGATAAAAATTTGATAAGAACTCATAACCAGCTTCTTTCGTGAAACGATCGATTACCTTTGAGTTTTCGTCTTTTTGTTCCATCGCTAATAATTATCGACAGGACAATATCGCAGTTAAATAATCGTGACTATTTGACAAAATATTTTCTATAACGAGTTAATTATATGCAAAACCTTGCTGACGAACCTAAACCAAAAACTAAAAAAGAAATTCTTGTTGAAGAAATTAAAGAAATAGAACGTCAAATAGAAAAATGTCGTCTAGCAAAAAAGAATTGCTCCAAGTTAAAGTCTGAATTAGTACGATTAATTATAGAGCTTGACAGCGTGGAACAAGATAACGAATATGACGATTAAAAACGTTAATTTAAAATAAAAAGTCTAGTGACAATTCGAGATGATCGTTATCATCATCGATTGAATTAGCACGAATTGCTTATAGGAGATCCTGACGGGAGTCGAACCCGCTTCTCTCAAATATACTTTGAGTATTTCGTTCCGCGATTACTGCAGGATCTATCAATACTATTAGATTGTTCGAAAATTCACTTTCTAACAGGCGTTTCGGTAGTTGTAGTCGTCTTTGTTCCAGCATTGCTAGCCGGGACGTTTACAGGAATTGCTTCTGCAACCGTCGCAGATGCCGACGTAACTGTCACGACTGCAACGGTGTCAGACTTAACAACACTAGAAACTGATGCTCCTGCATCAGTCACTTCGGTCTTAAGCTCAGGAGTCTTACAACCACCAAGAATAGCGCAACACATAACAACAATTAAATTCTTCATTTTGTCTTATCTTCCTATATAACCTTTTCAGGTGCACCTAAATATACACTAAAAATAAAAATTATATCATAAAATTTTTCTACAAAAAGCTATAACTTTTGATGACGCGTAAAATAACGCGTCAGAATACAAATAGAATCTTTTTCATCATAGTTGTTGCGAATGATGATAAACATTATTTACATTGTGTCCAATGCAGCCGATTATCTATACGGAGATAAAATGCCAGGCTTAACATTGACATTGATATTGAGTTCGCTGGTCACGGTCTGAGATGCGACTATTTGATAATAGTTTTTAAACTATAATGATACTTAAAGTAAGAAACACGTCAAAAAATCTCGATGTTGATAGAAGCTAATAAGATATGGTTGTCAAAAAAATCATTAATGACAGACAAAGAACTCGAAAAACCTACGGATTCGTGCGGCGGGTGCCTGATATCGTGTCTGCAGGGGTCAATAATAGCGAAGCGAGCATTATGTCAACAAACTTAGATTGGAAAGAATCTGTTAGGTTCGCGACAACAGGTAGCGTAACATTGCCACCTGGCAATGCAAGTCGAGCTATTGATGGCGTGGGGAAGACCCTCGCCGACGGTGATAGAATTTTATTAAAAAATCAATCAACTGGTTCTGAAAATGGAATTCACATAGTCGATCTTACGAATAACAGCTGGACAAGAACAGATGACGCAGTACCTGGAGATACTTTGACTAGCGGTGCTACCGTATACGTCGAAGATGGTACATACAACGAAGGTTCCAAATGGGTTCTTGCTACAAAAAATGTGACTTTAGGTGGATCTCAAGATTGGGTACTATTTGATAGAGGCAACGATTGGATAGTATCAGGTTCAGGCGGACAGATGAAGACACAGGACTCTGTCGTTATTGGAGCTGATTTTGCTGAAAACATAGCTTCCGATATTTTCTTTTATGTCAGCGGTTCGAGAGCATCGCTAGGTTCCACAGGCGTTATAGCCGACAGATCAGTATTTGCCGGCGACGTTGTTATTAGCGGTTCTTTAAACATGACCTCCGGCGACGGCTTTTTTGGTGACATGTTAGAAGTTAGCGGCTCAGCAAAAATTACGTCGGGGTCGCTATACTTTCAAAAAGCCGGTACAAACGATTACTACTATTTTATCAACTCAAATGATGGTTCCTCATCTCAAAGTGGATCGTTTTATTTGTCAGGTACCTTATCACAAGGCTTCAGCTCACGCGCAGGCGCAGTGTGTTCTTCAGCAACAGGTCTTTTTTCAAAGACAACAAGATTTGGCGAATATTCTCAAGCAAGTAGCGGATTTACAGCGAACTATATAAACAATGTTCTTGGAAAAACGCAATATTCGAGAGTCGTTTGGTGCGGCGAGGCGACAAATGGAGCAGGACAACTTCTATTTAAGGGGTACGATTCCGCAGGCAGTCTAACGCAATTCTTTTCATTAGAAAATGATAAGACATATGCGATAAGAGCCACGGCGACCGTGTCGGATACTGCAGATCAGTCTGATAGTGCTGTATTTGTTAGAGACGCGTTGTTTTATAAAACGGCTAATGTTGTGACGCGTCTAAATATTAATTCAACGTTGTCATTACCAAATGCCAATACGCTCGACTTGGACATTACTGTCAGCGGTTCATTAGCACCGTATAATTCAGACATAACTTTTATTATCGATCCTGTATCACCAGCTACGTTTAGTGTAAGCGGCGTTCTACGAAGTACGATTACCGTTGAATTAACTGAAATTCAGGTAACTTGATTTGATATAAATCAAATTATAAACCGATATAACGCAATTATTACAATAAAATCGCTTATGAGCGCAAGTTGTCGAAATGATTTGACTATTTGATAGTATTTATTATGCGTCGATCATGACGCACAATATGCAGTCGAATAGAAAAAAACAAAGTACAGATCTTGCAATACGATCTAATTCGCTTGTTGAATCTGTCTACATGCCGCCTAATAGCACGTCTAGATCACCTTATATTGAAATTGGTAAAGACGTTACTTGGTATGTTAGCGGATCTAAAAACGTAGTTTCTGATCAAGGCACCGGTCGCCGTGTAGCAGTCTTCGGAGGCGATGTCGTTATTAGCGGGTCATTGCGTGTAGACGGCTGCGAGTTATCTGGTTCTTTTAATTTCGATTGTGATATACTAGAATTGACTGGCTCAATCGATGTTATGGGTACTGCTCGATTTACAGAAAACGTGGCAACCTCAAATTTGACGACATTATTAGGGAATCAATTTCTTGCTGCAGGAACAGGTTTGTCATCATCTATCGCTGCTGACGGTCAAATAATAATGTCTTTGTCTTCGTCTCCTAACACAATCGAGTGGAATGACAGATTAAGCGGTACTGCGGATGGATCTAATACACTATTTGTGTTGACATATCAACCTGTTAATTCGACTTCACTGATGGTTTTTATCAATGGTATTCTTCAAGAGTTCGGCGCTGAGGCTGATTTCATCATTAGCGGAGCGAACGTTACATTTAACTTTCCGCCTATTACAAATTCAAAAATAACCGCCACGTATTCAAGATAATTTTTTCTCATATTTTTTGCGGCGCGCTGCAAGATCTAATGCGGCTCTACCTGTACGAGTATTAGGATCCTGGTCAGGTCTTATTTTCTTCTTTAATTTATTTTCGCCGACGTCTTGTGTAGATCCTTCGATAGAGGCTTCTTTTGATTTTTTAGTATTTTCTTTTAATGTACTCACGGTTAAGTCATTAACACAAGATTCGTCTTTGCTTAAGCGTTCTTTATCTAGTACTTCAACTTTTTGTTCATATTCAAGTTTTAATTTATTTAATTTCTCTATTTCTTGTTTAAGAAACATGAGCTCGCCTTGTTTAAAAAAGTATAATTTTTCTGCATCGCCGCAAACCGAACTAACGAATAGTTTGACATTTTCAAGAATCATATTAATAAAATTTGAAATTTCAAGCGTTGTCTTTTGTTGCGATACCATGTCTCCAATAACAATCTGTTGTTTTTTGATGTGATCGCTTGTTTTTTCGATTAGTTCTTTTGAACCTATTGAATGACCTTCATGTCTTTTTATAGACTCGACCAACTCATTAAATTGAATTATTTTTTCAGAAATAATTTCCTGCAAAAACAAAATTCTTTTTAACAAAACATCTTTATCTATTAATTCGCTTTGATTCATTTCAACATTCATGTACAGTAATTTAATATCAAATTTTGTCAAGTAAATATGCAAAAATAAAAAGGCTCGGAGTTTCCTCCGAGCCTCGCAACTTGTTAGTCTAAGTTGCTATCGCAAAAGCCATTAACTATCAGCCGCGTGCAACAACAACGATGACGTCGTCTGCCATGAGGCTGCTAGCGATTCCTGCTGCTAACGTAACCGAGGTGGTCGTGATTGCAGTAAGATCATATACTGGTGATAACATTACACCGTTAAGGAAGACATCAACTAGTTTGTGATTAGCTGATGCTAACGTTTGAGAGATGAATGTAAGCACACCGGCGGAGATTGCTGCAGAGTTACCTGCATAAGAAACCTTTGAAAGATTTCCACCTGCAGAACCTGCATCCACATCTTGGCGAAGCTCATTAAGCATGCCAACGATAGTCGAAGCTGCGAAGCTGGCATCTGGAACCTGCGCCGCAGAAGCGAAGGCGATTGCAGCGTTACCAGCTGATTGAAGCTTAAGTTGTGCACCAGCATCAACAGCAGCGACAAGGAAATCGCTGCCGCTCTTAGAAAGAGAACCAACCATCGTTCCTTCATTAGCACCGATCTTTGCGACCGACATCCATGCTGGAACGAGAGCAGATGCAGCTATAACAGCTGGGGAATCAAAAGCTGTTTGTACAGCTTGCTTCGCGAAGACGATTTCGCCTGCGCCGACGCGTTGGCCCATGATAAGATCCCATGAAGCGCCAGCGCCTCTAGACAATACGAGACCAGAATCAGAAGATCCTGCAGATCCAGTTGCAAGATAGATGAATGCATCCTTTACTATCATGTTATCAGTCTGGATGTATGTGGTTGCACCCTTAACGTATAGATCGCCGTTAACTGTTGCGTTTCCAGCAACTAACAAGTTGGACGAAATAGAAAGTCCATTGCTACCAGTGATAGAAAGACCATTCATCACGTTGCTTGGTGAATTAGCACTTAATATGCCAGTAATACCAACTGCTCCTACGAGCGAAGATGGTCCTGCAACTGCGAGCCCGTTGCTACCAGAAACAGAGAGCGCGTTGAATGAGTTGCTTACGTTAGCAAACTGTGAAGCACCTAATACACCGAGCGTAGATGCAAACGTAGCAGCTCCGGAGGCTCCAACTGCTGCGAGTGAAGATGCACCCGAAACGGTCAAAGATGAGAGTGTTGAAGCGCCTGCGCTTAATGTAGAGGCAAGTACCACTGCACCTGATGCTCCAACTGTTGCGAGTGAAGATGCACCCGAAACGGTCAAAGATGAAAGCGTTGAAGCGCCTGCTTGAAGTGTAGAGGCAAGTACCACTGCACCTGATGCTCCAACTGTTGAGAATGAAGATGCGCCGGTGACACCGAGCGTTGTTCCAACTGTTGCTGCACCTGTAACGCCGAGAGATCCAAGCGTTGAAGCGCCGGCACTTAGTGTAGAGGAAAGCGCCACAGCGCCCGAAGCATTAATCGCTGCAAATTGTGCTAGCTGTGCAACTCCAAGTGTACCTGCAATTACTGTGTTACCGCTGCCAGATGCTACTGTAAACTTATCTGTAGCGATAGCAAAATTGCCGGACGCATTAATTGCTGCTTGCGTTGAAGTACCACTGACGCTAAGTGTACCTTGAAGTGCAGAGTTTGCACCAGATACGCGAACAGCGGCGTATATATCTGCAAGATCTTGACTTCCGTCAAGTGCAGAATACCAATTGCTCTTACCAACGATTTGCTTAATCTGCGAACGAAGCGCGTCGAGGTCGCCCTTTAGATTTGCCTTGCCAGCTAAGCCTGCGCCTGCTTCAAGCGTATCGTCGAAAGAAAGTGAACCACTGATTTGTGTTTGTTGAACTTTTGTAATAGCCATATAATTAATATCCTTTTGTGCGTCATGATCGACGCATAATAAGTACTATCAAATAGCTAAATCATTTCAACAACTTGCCCTCATAAGCGATTTTATTGTAATAATTGTGTCATATCGGTTTACAATTTGATTTATAGCAAAAACCGCTTATAGCTAATGATCGTGTCGTATCATCAATCGATGATTGAATCCTTGATTCTCAGCAAGTTTTGATCGACATCGCGAATATCACGTTCACGAATAAATACAGGAAAGCGAATTTTGCCATCAGAAGTTAATCCATCACCAGTTAATGGATCAGGCTGACCTTCTACCTCTACAACTCGCCCAATCCATACATCGGGATCTAGATTGATTTCAGATTTAAGTTTATCTGTGAAACCACCACCAACTCTAGTTACGATGTTGTTTGGTAGTTTAACTTCAAATCCGCCCCATAAACCTTCTCGTTTAGTTCCTCTGTTCCCCTCATAGTGGCCTACAACAACTCCTTCAAATGTCATTGTTGGTTTCAGTTTTTTAATATTAGAAGATCTTTTAAAGAGATACAGAGCATCAAGATCCTTTAGCATAACGCCTTCGAATCCAGCACTGGTCTCAGACGCATACATTCCTAATAATTCTTCCTGGTTCTTTACCAATCGGCCTGGAACTTGTTTAACTACAGGATTATCGCATTTTGTAACAAGCTCGCCAACAAGTGCTACACGATTCGTAAGGGTAAGTTCTGATACTTGATCTTGCCAATCAATAAATGGCATTGCATCAAAAACATGAAAGATCATGCTTGAATCGTCTTTGCCTTTCTTGTGAGACATTACAATAGAAGCTGATTCATTCCAGCTTTCTCCCATAATTTCGCCATCAAGCACGAATTCGTCCCATTGGGCTTTTTCTAACGCTAACTTAATTTTAGGAAGAGTTTCAAGTACATTTCCGCTTCTGGTAAACATCGTTACCGTGCCTTCGTGCTTTACAGCAATACACCTAAGGCCATCCAACTTTGGTTCAACACGAATTGGATAGTTTACATTATCTTCAATAATGATTCCTTTCCCGTTTTCGTGGCGTGTCGTTAGGCTTTCCGCAAGTTGAACAGAAAACTTTGTAATAGCTCCAGGCCAAACTTTATTAACAGTTGAAGATTGAACACCACACCGCAGATTTTTTAGCAAAATTCTTTGACACCACTTTGCCTGCCGGGCATCGATTCCTTCAAAAAAACTTTCGACAAGGCGCTTTGCTGCATTCCCAGTAACTTGTCGAGTAGAAAGCTTCTCATGAAGCATTTCAATAAAAGCCATAATGGCATCATTATCAGATATCGTAGATTTTTCTAGAGGCTCCGGAGCTTTAAATTTATTGATGTAAAAATTGGTATATGGATCACCAACAACAGTAAAAACTCGCTTTAATAAAAGATCGTCATTATAAACTTCTAAAAGTTCCTCTTTGAATAGACGAGAATTATCCGATTCTAGTTTCTCGAGAACATCGATGATGGATGACATATATTTAATATAACATGTCTATCGAAAAGATTGCATTTCATTTTAGGTTTTTTAACATAGAAAGTTTAAGCGCTGAAGAATCAATATCGTCCTCAACGCTAGTCGTTTCTCCTAAGCCGAAAGTTGAAGTTTCGATATTAAGCGTTCCTATAGAAGTGACGAATGTACTTTCATCTATTTTTGGATTTTTGTTTTTTTTTAATGTTTCATCTACACTTTGTTGCACTGGCAAAATTTCTAATATTTTTTTCGATAATGAATGAACGCCTCCCATGTCATCGACCATAATTAATTCTCCTGTATTTTCGCTTAGAAGCGCTGGGGAATCAAGTACAACTATTCCTTCTTGCGGAGAAGAAATTGCTACATTAACGATTTTTTTGAACTCTGCTTCAGAAGGAGGAGAAACACCCATACTATCACATTTTGTTATTAACGTCGAGTGAGTGACAATTCCATAATCATCTACGAATCGCTTTAGTGTTGTTTTCCGCTTTTTTAATAGATCGACTAATTTAATTTGCGGTAGTCGTTTTATTTTAAAATTTGCCATATACTTGTCTTAATAAGTAATTTCTTCTTTTCTAGTTGCTTCTAAATTGTGCAAAAGATCAGAAATTACATTTTGAAATTGTGGCGAAGTTGCAGCTAACTTAACCTTGTCAGGTGATAACTTCATATCCCATTCTTTATCGAAACCTTCAACAAACTTTGTCATCACGCGTAGGATATAGTTTCTTGCTGAGGAGTGATTCATTACGAATCCGATTTCTGACATGATCTCAGCAATCTCACGATAATTTATGCCTTCCTCGTCGAGAACAGTCGCATAACTTTTAGTAACTTTTGATTCCTTCTTAGATGTCATTTTCTCTTCTCAGATTTGCTTTAATTGAATATTTTCTATTTTGAATATCTAATAAACGATTACTTAAAATGTTTTGAACGTTAGATTCTTCGCTCTTTTGTGTGAGAGATTCCTGCCTTCGATCTAAACCTAAATTCGCCATTAATAACGTTTTTCGATAAATCATTATTAACAATAGAACGTTTATCGATCCTAAAACGATAGGCGCAAATTGCAACATTACATTGACCCTTTTCCTGACGCAATTAGTTTTGCTTCTTCGTCGGTCACCTGATACGATTCGGAAGAAATGTCATCATATAAACCAAATCGCAATCGCAAAATAGCTGCTTCTTTTGTAGACAATTCGCACATGACTCGTTTAACAATTTGCATCATTTCCTTTTTCGCCAAAGACTCAAAAGGATTGACTATAGGATTCATATCCTCTAATCTATCGCCTATTGTGGCAGAACCATCGTTGCTAATAGGTTGTTGCAACGAAACTACACTTCTACTCGATTGCACTGTAGCTTTAACGACTGTTTCTGAAACAGAAATCATTTCAGCTAATTCTTCAGAAGATGGTCCATATCCATTCATCTCCTTGAATGAATCAGTCGCAAGTAACATCTTTTTCTGCGCAGAAATAGCGTGAGCAGGCAATCTAATGATTTTTTTTCTCGTTAAAACATATTGACTAATTGCCTGTTTGATCCACCAAGTCGCATAGGTTGAAAAACGAAATCCTCTTTGCCAATCGAATCGATCGATTGCCTTAAGTAAACCTAGATTTCCTTCTTGAATAAGATCTTCAAGCGGAATATCTTTGCTTTTTTGCTTTTTGGCAACGTAAACGACAAGTCTAAGATTGGATTGCGCTAGCTTTTGGCGAGCTTTAATAGAATCATTTCCGCCTTTTTCATAAACCTGAAATAATTCAATTAGTTTATTATGTTCAAGTTGTGGATATAAACGTAATGAATTTAAATAACTCGAAATCACGGTTTTAGAAGAGTTTTCTAACATATCAGCTTAACTTTTCGAGACCACCAGATTCTTCAATTTTTGTGACAGTGTTGAGATCTACATCTCCTGATGAATCTCGTCCACTAGACCTTTGCGTAAACTCCATATGCGCATGCTCTCTATCATTTCGAATGATATCCTCACGGCGAAGGTATGCAATTTCGACCTCCCAAAGGTATGGATCTCTGCCCGCCCCAGAAAGTCGATTCCTTTCACCTTCAAGACGATCTATTCTATCGTGAATTGCTTCATCAGATGTGTATGCAATGTCGTCCATGCTATAGATTTCAGGAGCCTCATTCGCGAAATCCTTATTAACGTTTTTGTTCTTTTTAAACATTGTGATGTTACTCGTTTCGTTTCTAAATATAGATTTAATCGTTACCCGTAGAACACACTATATGTTCTATTCGTTATCTTCTATCTTCAATTTACTGCATTACTGACTGCTATTGCATGAGTTAAAATTCTATTACGCCCCATTCATCATGCGAGATTGTATAAACTGCCTTCTTCACGCCAGCAGATCGCATTCGACCTTGACAACTAACACAAGGTCTCGAAGTCGTCCATTCGTCGGTTGATCGTAATACTCTCGCCACCCATACAATAGAATCTGGCGTTAATTTTTTTATGAGTCGAGCTTCAGCATGGTGCGTTGGTACAATATCTCTAGCAGAGATATTCCTTGCTGCAACAATTACGCCGTCGGATCGAAGACCAACGGCACCAAGACAAAAAGATCTATTTTCGAATTTTTCAGGATTGTCTCTAGCAACGCTTGCAGCCATCACCAACATTCGTCTATCAATCGACATAAGGAAATTTTATCATAGTTTTTTGATTTTTTGCATTATTTAGCATTATTTAATATTAGGAGATCTATATGGGAATTAATGATGAAATTATAACGTCAAAAAGCGGTCTTGAATTTATTTCAAAATGGGAAGGATGTATATTAAAACCATATAAAGATATAGCCGGACTCAGAACAATAGGCATAGGACATCTAATTAAACCTGGCGAAAACTTCCTCAATGATGTAGAGATCACAAAAGAAAAAGCTCTTGAAATCCTCGCAAGCGATGTAAAGATTTGCGAAAGCTCAATCAAGGCAAGAATAAAAGTTCCGCTAAATCAAAACCAATTTGATGCGCTAGTGTCTTTTGGCTTTAATTGTGGAACAGGCGTGTATGTTCAATCAGACGCTTGCAAAGCATTAAATGAAGGAAAATACGACGAAGTTCCGCTAAGATTATTAGTTTGGTGTAAAGCAAGAGTCAATGGCGTTCTTCGAAAAAATCAAGGTCTATATAACCGCAGAAAATCAGAA